ATAAAAACACTCACAGTAATGGTACGGTTAGTGCTTATATTCAGTTAGGTAATGGTTCAACAAGAATAATTCAAGCTGCACCTATGTCACCACATTCATTTACTTGTCCTATACCAAATGAAAAAATTCATGTAATACAAGACGGAAAAACTAAGAAATGGTTTTATACTGCATTACAATCTAACGGATATAGGTTAAATTGGCTAGCTAATGTTGATGAAGGACTAGAGACGTTTAGAGATGGTCAAAAAGAGTTATTTACCGGTCATCACTTTTTACCTAGTACAGAAAAATCAAGATTGCCGTATATTTATGAAGGTGATACAATAATAGCAGGTAGAAGTGGTGGTTCTATTAGACTAGCAACATCTACCGTTAAAGTAGATAATGTTTGGTCGAAGAGTTCAAAAGAAGAAGCATCACCCTTTATATCAATTAGAAATGGGGTACTACCTGTAGAAAATCTAGAACTAGATTATTCATCAATATACCTTACATCAGATCAACATATAAAACTATCCTTACCTGTAACTTTACCATCTCAAATAGAGAGTGCTAAAGATAGATATGATCACAGTCAAATAATAATGAATAGCGATAGGATTGTGCTATCATCTAGGTCTAATGATGTATTAGTTGCGTCAAACGAAACTATACAGCTATGTACACCTAACTGGCAGCATGATGTTGATATCGTGTTAGATGTATTAAAAGAATTAGTAACAGAAGTAAAAAAATTAACTACAGAGGTAAAAAATCAAGCTTTAGTGTCATCAACCCAAACATTTCCAGTACCAGGTGCTGGTACTTCATTAATATCAACAAGATCGGGTGATTATATGAAAAGTTTTAATAATACGATAGGAGCTGAAACTCGTATACAAAGAATAATACAAAAACTAGAAGCATTACAGCAAAAACCATAATATACTTATATTTATTATATATACTAGACCTATGGAGAATATACATGAAAGCAAAACAATTAGCACAAGTTATTAGAAAAATAGTACGGGAAGAAGTACAAAAAGAGGTACGGAATGTTCTTACAGAGCAAAATGTAAAAAATAAAAATAATTATTTTGAAGAAAAAGAATCATTAACGCTATCAGAAGCATTAAATCAAACAGAATCAGAATCATACCCAACAATGAAAACGTTTAATGCATCTGATGCTAGAGCAGGATTTGCAGCTATGCAAGGTAATTTTGGTACACCTCAACAACCAACAGCATTTGAAGGCCATAATGGTCAAGTAGTTCCTACAGATAAAGTAGATCCATCTGTTAATAAAGCACTAACAAGAGATTATTCAGATTTAGTAAAAAGATTTAAGAAATAATGGCTAAACTTGTACCTAAAATATATCCAAATGATGTAAATGAAAATAACCCTATAGGAGTTAGTTACCCATTTACTGTTGGTAATGTTAAACAAAATTATATTACAACTGATCAAATTCATGATAATTTACGTAATTTATGTTTAACTATGAAAGGTGAACGACCTATGCAACCTACTTTTGGAAGTGATCTTTATCATTTATTGTTTGAACCGATAAATGATGATATATTATCACAAGCTGCAAGAAAAGCGATTAGAGAAGCGGTTAATCAATGGATGCCTTATATTGAAATAGTAAATGTAAATACAACAAGTAGAAGAGATGAGCATATCGTTATTATTACTGTTCAATATAAAGTAGATGGTTGGCCTGCTGATAATGCATTAAATATGGAGGTGAGAGTATAATGGCAACATATAGTACAAAAGCAAATAAAGATGTAAGATATACAGGAAGAGATTTTAATTCTCTAAAAACAAATTTAATAGAGTTTGCTAAAAATTATTTTCCATCAACTGTTAAAGATTTTACAGAAGCATCCCCATCAACCATGTTTATCGAGATGGCAGCATATGTAGG